AACACTAAAAATTTACTCATCAATACATTCCTCTACCCAAATGTCTTTAACATAATCTGGCCCATAGCCCAAATCATAGCCAAATTCCCTTACGGCCCTATACCTAGCTTTTCCTAAATCAAACGATACAATCTTGCCAATCTCTTTTGTTTTATAAAATACTTTAAATAGTCTCATGGAATTTACCTTCATTATTAATTACATTAGCGCAAAAATTCTCCGCTGAATAAATTTTAGCTTGAATTTCAAGGTTATTCTGGAAATTCACTAAATTATATTTAAACATATAATCAATTTTATTTAGTCTCTTTTGAATTTCTGAAACTCTATTCAAATTAGTCGAACGTCTAGAACTTTTCTTTTTTGCTTGTTCAATGAATTGGTCAATTTCATAGAAATAGTGTTCTACCGATGATTCAAGACCTTTTTGTAAACCTTCTGGACAATCAACGTACAAATCAATATTATGTCCTAATTGCCCCATAAGTGATCTAGTTTGATATTGATGTTTTGAAGTAATATTGCTATAAGTAGCATTATTGAAAACAATGATTTTATTGCCGTTCACATTATACTGTCTAACATATTGCCACCATTCATAAGACCAAGCCTCTTTCGTATTGGGATTATAGATATTGCTAGCATTTGAATTCTTATAAATTTCAAGTGTCTTATAATACTTCACTTCTTACTCTCCCTTTTAATCTTTCTTTTAATTCGATTGTGTCCCGAGTAACAACATTCCATATTGTTTGTCTCACTTATCTTGATAAACCAGTCTCGTTTTAAATGAGATGCATCGTTTAAACAATTCTCACAAAAGTATAAGACTTTCCAGGAAGTCATTGGGTCGGTACATTCTAGTTTATAAAACCTTAAACTTAATTCTTGTATTTCCATGAATTGAACAATATACAAATTATATGCCACACGTTTTAAACTTTAATAGCTTATTAAATCGAATATAAGAAAAGTGTATACTTTATGTAATACGCGTGTATAAAACCTAGACACTAAGACCGTTGTAAAATGTTCAATATTTGGCATGTTCAATGCAATGTGGTATAGTATGAAATTTACGTGTGACACAGTTAAAGAATATAACGAGTTAATAAATAAAGCTAAACCATGTAAAAGAAAGGCTACTTATGTTTAAAGTAGTTAAAGCCGGTAAACTAGCTAATGGAGCAGAAAAGGGCAAAGGTTTAATAGTTCATTTAAGTGAATATAGTTATTATGGCCCTGCTTTATGTGGTGCTATTCCTGCTATTCAATGGAATGAAAGACCTGAAAAAGAAGTGACTTGCAAGAAATGTTTAAAAAGGAGTCAAACTAATGCAATACTTTATAAGTAGAATACCCATTATTTTAAATCTAGCTCTTTTAGCTTATATTTTAGGATGTTTATTAGGTGCTAGACATGCTAAAGCCGATGATTATACCGATGTTAAGACCTTAGCTATAAAAAACGGTTATAGCCCATCTAATGACGTTATACGAGCTATTGTAAAGGCCTCAAGATGGTACAATATAAATCCACTAGATTTAACAGCTATTGGGATAATCGAAACGGGTCTTGGAAAATATAGTTTAATAAATAAAAATAGAAATTCTTATGATTTGGGGGTTTTTCAAATAAATAGCGGTAATTTTCAAAGATGTAAAGCTTTTGATATCAATACTATTGAAGGTAATGCAATGTGTGCGGCATTAATTTTGCATAATATTAGATATAATTTTTCGCATAAAGACAATAAATGGCTTGGCATTTATAATTCGAAAAAACAAAAATATAAGGAAAAATACTTTGCAAAAATTTCTAAAATATTATATACATCAGAATAAGATGAATTGTAAAAGATGTAACATAGAATTTAAAGACTATACTAATAAACAATATTGCTCAAAGAAATGTAGAAGAGATTCTTATAAAGATGTTAAGGGAATAATCCTAACAGAAGAAAATCTTTGTCCTTCATCTAAAGGCACGCTAAATGAATTAAGAGTGGCATTAGATTTAATATCTAAAGGCTTTTATGTTTTTAGAAGTTTGAGCCCAAATAGTCCATGTGATTTAGTAGCAATTAAAAAAGAAAAAACTTTGTTAATTGAGGTAAAAACACTTCAATATACAGTCGATGGAAAATATGTATGTTCAAAAATAACAAATAAAAACGGTCGATTTGATATAGCTGCATATGCAGGAAAAAACACGATTATTTACAAACCTGAATTAAATGTCTAAAAAAAGAATAATTCACCTTGAACAATTCACCGATGATAATTCACTATTGCAATTCACTCAAAACGCGCGAAAAGAACATTTTAATTTCTAATGAAAAAAAGTCACTGTCTAAAAATTTGACATATACTGATCGTTCAATAAAATCATACCGACCAGTAAGTAAATATGTCTAGACTATAAACATTGCAATAATGCATACACAATATATAAAATCATTAGTAAAGTTATATAATTGAGACCTCTTTTCTCTTTTCACGTGTACTAAACCTACACACGTAAATCTTATAAATACCTGAAAAGACGTGAACTAATGTGGCATGTGGTATGCATTAAAGGGAATTCAATACCAATTTGAATTTGAAAGGGGATTACAATGGGAACATTATATAGTCTAGATATTTTTCGAAAAACACGTGATAAAAACTCGGCAATTATAAAAACGGCACCTATTGAGAATAAGACTTCAACTATAGATCGGTATGGGTTTGATAATAGTATTTATGAAAACATAGCCAATAGATATGGAGAAGTTCAGCCTAAGGGCGGAGTGATTTATAAGACCCCGGTATATGGTATGAAACTAGATTCATATGGTCGCGGTAACTGCCACAATAGTGTTTTTCAGTACATGCCTAAATCTACTACTAATTGGAATAGGCCTATACCGTTCCCTAGTGATATCGAAAAGGTTTATCAGGCTATAGAGAAAAATAAGGGTAAAGTAATGGTTTTAGGGTATAAATCAGACCCTTTTATGTGGATGGACCATAAATATAAAATTACTCAAGCTATATTAAGATGTGCTACAGCTAATAAAGTACAATTAGTTATAAATACCATGAGTGATTTATGCGCTCACAGTGAATATATAGAACTAATTAAGGCAGGTAATCATTCAATTACTATGAATATGAGTTTAAATAATGATAACGAGCACTTAGAACGTCTATTAAGTCCGGGGGCGCCCAGCCTCAAACGTAGAAAAGAGGCTATAGCGAAATTAAAAGAATATGGTATTGAAGTCAATATTAAGACATGTACATTACCTGATAATATGCCTAAACATGTATTGAGAAATATCGGAGTAGACACTGTAGAAAATCTCAAAAAATATATAGAAAAGGCCTCAAGTTTATAAAATACTAGCCGATAAGTATAATATGAAAGGCAGGTATACAATATGAATACAAGGCACATTAAAAACATGAGATTTATCAATGGAATATGGGTCTTAATACTGCACAACGATCAAGTAGTGTTAGGCCGGGCTAGCCTAGCGGAGAGCCTTGAGAGAGTGACCGAATATGTACATCCCCAACCCGATCTAGCCGTGAATACTGTAGTAGAACCATTAGACGATGCGCTTAAGGCATCTTAGTATAAATATATAAGAGAAGGGATATTAAAGGTATGAAGTATTTCCAGTGTCCAATTAAGTTTAGAAATAAAGAGTACGGATGTGGCTCAGGTCCGTATAATGGCACTCAAGCTTTTCTAGACTTAGGAATGAAGTGTCCTAAGTGTTATAAAGAACTTAAGCCCTATAGAATTAAAAGAGTAGAAAAGCAGGATATCCAGCGAAAAGAGACGTTAGACGCTGTAAACTTCGTAGAAAAGATGTTTGGTACCGATACAGCTAAGCGATACGCTGAAAGTAAGGGTATCAAGGCCTAAGATCTTAGATGTTTAGACGGCTTAGGGAAGAGCCTTTTATGCTAGGTGTTTATATGGAATATATTAGAGAATATAAGGGAATAGAATATATGTATGGCAATATGTGGTGTATAATTAGAACCATTTTTCGACCCTCAACCCCTCTGTATTCCTATAAAAACACTAGTAAAAACTCATTTTCGTCTAATTTTTATACAATGTCTAGAACGTAAACACCAATTAAGGCTCGGAATATCGTAAAATAGAGCATATGTGGCACGTATACTGCAATATTAATACAATGTGAGGGACAAGATGAGTATTAAGACACACAATTTGATAGTAAAAACAATCGGAACGGGACTAGCTCTTGTTTGGATTGTACACCTAATGCTATTATATTAGAAATGAGGTACACAATGCGCATACTATACCCAATCTTAATTGGTGCAATACTCGGACTAGTGTTTACAGTAGTGGCTAGTCAAGTATTTGTTACACCTAGTACAGTGTTACAAGTTATAAACAAGTAATATAGACCCCCCACTAGCATGCCCCCCATGCTAGACCCTAAACACCCCCCTAGACACCCCTCTAGGGGGTTTCTTTTTGTCTTCAATACTTGGAATATAGATCTTAAAAGCATTAGAGCGGCCTCAGTATATCTATCTATGCGGATTGGCATGGGATTTGCAAGGTGCAATAAGCGTGCCGAGTGAGTGAATTGGGGGTGCGGTGGAAAATTTGAGAGGGGCGCAGAACCAGGTACCCTCAGCTCTTAAAAAAACTTTTGGGCCATCATGCTAGTCACCATATACATATGGTACGCAATAAAAAAGATATCATAACTAATTATATGAATATAGCAAATCTTGCTATAGCTAATGAGGGAGGCGTTCCGCTATACTCATTACCTAATGGTACGCGATTTAAATACATAGATACGTATTATAAAGAGTCTTATACATTAGTTAAACATTCTGAATATGAATTTCCAGCACATTTTCTTTTAAGAAGAACCTCTAACGTATTGGTTTATCAATATAAAATAGCTATACCAGAAAGCTTTGCTCATCAAGTAATCTTTATTGAAGATAGTTCAATAGTAAAAGTATTAGAGTTTCCATAAAAGATCTCTTTCGGTTTAAAAAAATTTTTTAGGTTTAAAACCTCCTAATAGCCTCAAGGTTCAATTTTAGATCTATTAGACTAAATAGCCTTGACTTAATAGGAAAAATACGGTATAAACGATATATGGACTTAACAAGCCTATTTATGGCGCACTTCCAATGTCCCCTCTACCTTGTTCCAATAGGTTCTCATTTCAGTATCGATTTTCCTATTAAAAACTATAGTGATATTCTTCAAAAGAATCATGAGTGTCCTGCTTGGGATGAATGTGAAAGTGAAGTATATATAGGCACTAATCTACGATACATGCTTACTTCTAAATCTTTAGTAACTCCTATAGTTTATAATGGAAGATTTTGGTATCCTGGTGAATATTGATGATTTAAGAAATATAATCATGGAAAAGACTAAACCCTTTTATTTGATAAAAGAAGGACAGAGGTTTAGATTATCTATGGACATAGCTCTTTCTCATCTTTGTACTTATACAAAAGATACAGAAGAATCAATGAGTTGTGTGCATGGAACTAGCCGATTTCCTCAAAATATTTTGGTGTATCATTATGAAAATAAGTGATTTATATTCTGTAACTAATCAAGATTTCAAGCCTTTTTATAAAATACCTATTGGTTCTACTTTTCAAATGTTTACCATGAAGCAATATAGTAAGTATGGTATTGAAGAGTATTCTTCTAATTTTCTAGTTAAGCAAGATTTAGTTGGAGGATATTATTGTGGAAGACAATTATATCAAGATTCTTCATTTTGCTCAATAACACCAACGGAGCTGGTTAAACAGATAACCAATGAAGATTCAAGCACTTGCACAAGTTGAAAGTGGTATACCTTTCTACAAAGTTAAAGTTGGAGAATACTTTAAACTTGTAAGTTCTCATAATCCCCCCATAGCAGCAGTATTTAAAAAAGTGGATGAAGTAGGAGCTATTGATTACCCATATGATCAACATTCAGAAGAAAGTACTTTATTCATTGGCGAAAGAACTTTAGTCGTAGTAATTAAAAAGAATAGTAAAATATTTAAAGAGTACTCAAAAGAAATAGAAGAGCTTATACAGAGATGGGATGATTTATTTCTTGTACTCAAAAAATAATAAGCAATAAAATAGAGTACATAATATATTCTACTATAACTGTCTAAAAGTTAAACATTATAAGCAATATATGAGATTTGAACTCTTGTCGGCGCTTTTATAAGGAGAGATGATGGCTTGGTATACAGATATGTCAATTTATCACTACCTGAAGTGGGGAGCCGAGGCTGAAAAAGTTAAAAGAGAAAGTGGTGGTGTTAGTAAAACACAAAATGCCACAGATCAATACCCTAGACCCACCCAAGAAGCTGAAAAACAACATAGACCTTTTCAAGTAGTCCTACCAAAACGAGCTGCACCCCCTAAATTAACTCAAGAACAAGGTTATCAACCAGTTCAAAGTAAGAAACCACAAAAGAATATAGCTTACGCACTATCAAAGAAAAAAGATTGACTTTGAATAAGTAAAGGATTACAATACGTTTTATGAGTAATTCTGAAAATTTAAATATTTCTGATATGTCAGATTTAGTTGAAAAAGCTTCTTCAGAAGAATCAGATAAAGAAACTAAAAGAGCACTTAAAGAAAAGGCTAGAATTACATTACTAGCTCTCAGTAATAAGGGAAAATGGCATATTTTACAAGAATTTCTCATTGAAATTCAAGCAGATGCAAAGATTAAAGAAGGATTGGGTCAAAGATTTCCCACTTGGGCTGATCAATTAGCTCTTTTACATAAAAAAATTGAAGTAGAATTTTCTGATGACCCAGAAAACGAAAAATTATTAAAAAATTATGTAACACATTTTACAACTATTCAAAAATGGACTAAACTTTCTGGTTGGAATGATGCTGTTATTGATAAAATGAAGTCTTATGGCCTATTTACACCTGAAAATAGAGCCGCTGTTATCAATGCAATGAAAGAAAAAGCAGTAAAAGATGGTGATGTTCAAGCTGCAAAGGTTTGGCTCACAATGTCTGGTGATTATACAGATAAAATTGATGTTAATGATCAAAAATTTGAAAAGTATAAAGAATATGCGAACTCTTTAACCTCAGGTGTAAAGATTTCTGATGATAAGTAATAATGATTTTGGTACTCCATTAGATTTAGCTTCTTTAAATATTGATAAATTAGCACTTAAATTTCAACAAGATAAAGTTCGTACTACTACTGGTTATATTCAACCTTTGCATGATACTCAAATGCAAGTTATTCACAGTAAAGCTAGATTTAAAGTTTTAGCTTGTGGCCGACGATGGGGAAAATCTATTCTTTGCAGTTTAATTTCTTCGGCTGCTTTATTTCAACCAGGCCGTAGGATTTGGATTGTAGCTCCTGACTATTCTCTTACTGAAAAAGTATTTCGTGAAATATATCATATATTTGTGACCCAATTAAAACTAGTTACTCCTGCCGGTAAGGATGGAAGTCGTGCGTCTTTTCAAAAAGGTGAATATATCATACGAACCCCATGGGGTTCTACTATTGAGGGTAAGTCTGCTGATAATCTTGATTCTCTTGTTGGTGAAAGTATTGACTTACTAATATTTGATGAATCAGCACTTGAAACCAATCTTGAACAAGTTTGGAATCAAATGCTACGTCCAACATTAGTTGATAGACAAGGTAGCGCAATATTTATATCTACTCCTCGGGGAGCTAACTATTTCTATAAGCTTTTTTTATTAGGAAAGGGATACGATAAAAGTTGGGAGAGTTTTCAGTTTACATCCTACGATAATCCCTATATCCCAAAAACTGAAATTGATGAAGCCTATAGAAATGCTACAATGATGGGTCAAGTTATTAATTTTAAACAAGAATATTTAGCTGATTTTGAAGCTGTAGTAAATAGAGTATTCCCACCTCTCAGAGATACCGCAGGAAAATTTGGAGAAGTTCCTCATATAATCGATCTCCCATTTAAAAAAGATGACGGAGATATTTTTATTGGGTGTGATTTCAACTATGCTAGACCAGCAAGTACCTTATATGCACAAGTAAATCAATTTGGGGATGTTTATATCTTCGATGAAGATTTTGAAAAAAATACAGGTGCTTATAGACAAGCTCTTTTAATAAGAGAAAAAATAATGTTTTACAAAGCTAAATATCGAGAAGTTATAGGAGATATATCAGGTAATCAAGTCAATCCTGTTGATGGTAGAACTTCATTTGAAGATATGAAAGCTGTGTTAGGGCATAGTCTTAAAGGTAAAAAACAAACACGCCAAGTGGGCAGTGATATGATTCGACTTTGGCTTGAATATCCGGTATTCAATAAAGTAACTTCTTTAGTAGAAAAAAATCAAGATGGCAGCCCCAAAAATTACCCAAAACTTTTTATCAGTAAAAAATGTGTAAATTTAATTTATGCCCTTCAAACAGCTACTTTTAAAAAAGGTAAAGATAAAAGTATATTAAAAGAAGACTATGATGAACATCCAGATGGATATGAAGGTCTTATAGATGCTTTAAGGTATATTCTAGTCTACTTATTCCATGATCCTAATCAACATGCTTCATTAATGGCGGGATTTTAATGAATTCTCAAATAAAACAAATAGTTATTAGAGATGGTGCTTTATTTAAGATAAATACAAATATTTTACCTGAAAAATGCAATAAACCAGAGATCATAAATAGTTTATACAAGTATATCTTAGAAAAATATTCCTTTACAAATGGTAAATATAGACTTATAGATATAAATAGGGATCTTACAGATCTCCTAAAAAGAGAAGGACTTATATGAGTAGAAAATCCTCATCAACCCATGTTAAACCCTCCCCTCAATCCAGTAAACACTATAGTGGAGGAGAAAATAAGAGTGGGGAAAAATCTATTGATCTTCAAAAACCTGTTCAAAAACATGACCAAGGCAAGTTTGCAGGTTCAGCCCCAATGTCTGATAATGCTGAAAAACCAGTACCTCGTACTCAAGAAAGAGGTATAGGCAGTTCTTATGCAATGGCTGTTGATCATCTTATGAATAATGCAAAAAATGTAAAAGAACAGGGAAAAGAATTCACAGATCCTAATGTTGCAACAATACCTGCTGAAACATTGGGTCGTCAATTTGGTAAATCTTTTCAACCAGCAGAATTTAATCATTCAGAAAAATTATTCCCTAAATTGTGGAAGAAATAAGGAGTTATAGATGTCATTAGGTCAAAAACTTATAAATCGAACTGGTGCTTTAGCCAGAAAAATTAAAAGAAATCCTCTAATTGATTTTGAAATGGTAAATGAACAAATGAAAACCCTTTCTTCTTCACAAGGGGCACAAAAATTAGTTCTTTCTGCTCAACGTACAACTGACCCTAGTTTTGGTCTTGCTGTACTCGCACAAAAAATTGAAGTGTCTAGACTTGTTGCTCAAGATGTCTCTTTGGCAAGAGTTGGAGGATTTCTTCAAGCAACGATTAATAGTATTGGTTTAGAAGAAATTGTACAATACATTACATTAGCAGATGCTCCATCAGGAATTCATCAAATTTCTACTATCCAATGTGTTGCTGATAATGATGGAAGTCTTAATAATAAATATTTCCTAATTAATTCAGCTAACAATGAAAATCAATATTATGTGTGGTTTAATGTTGGTGGAAATGGGATTGATCCTTCTATTTCTTATAGAACTGGTCTTCCTGTAAATATTTATCCAAATTCCTCAGCAGCAGTTATCGCTACTGCTCTTGCTCCTGTTTTAACCGCAGCTAATGGTGGAGCAGATTTTTCAGCTATTGCTTCAAGTGGTACAGTTACTGTCACATATCAAGCAGTAGGTTCTGCCAACATTCCCACAGATGGTAATCCTGCTCTTAGTGCAGCATCAGCAAATGCTATTTATGTAGTTCCTGCAAGTCTTAATAGAGGAACTGGTTTTACTTATGCCATTACTACTCTCGGTCAAAATGCTCTATCTCTTGCTGGAAAATATTTGGTTCTTAATGATTTTGCAGGTACAGTTGCTGTATGGTATAAAGTTGGTGGTTCAGGATCTGCCCCAGTAGGTTTTCATAGAACTCTAGAAGTAGATGTTGCTTCTCTTGCTAGTGCTTCTACTGTAGCTTCAGCTACTGCTGCTGTATTAAATGCAGATTCTCAATTTAGTTCTGTTTCTTATGGATCACAATTAGTTGTGAGTAATAAAGTTGCTGGTAATCCTGGAAATCCTGGTAATGGTACTAGTACTTTTGCTTTGAGTATTCTTCAAACTGGGAATCTTAATATGAGTAATCTTCTTCAAGTTAAGGCTGGAGATTTGATGGAAGTACTAACTGGAGAATTAAAAGGACAATTTTTTACTATAGCCTCTATTTCAAATAATGTTCTTACAATGACTACAGACGCTCCCAGTGAAACTGGAGAGAGTGGTCAATCAGTTAGATTAGAAATGAGAACCACTATTCCTGCTGTATTAGATACTGCTAGTGAACAAGTTTAATGAATAGCCTGTACCCCCAGGCTTGGTCTGAAGTTAGTTAAGGCTTCAATGAAAGGAAAAAAAATGGAAGATAAGAAAGACGGAAAAGGAGCTATGAATTCTGAGGAACATCACAGAACTCAGAATGAAGCTGCTGCTGCTAAAGAGCATGTTCCGGTCTACGCTCGACCTGCAGTTCCCAATATGCTTCGCGCTCGCGGAATGCATCAAGGGGAAATGTATGTCGGTGAATTGGCAGATCATCGCCCAGGTGCTGAATCTACCAAGACTGATCAAATGATGGAAGGTAACGACGGTCACGACGGTGCTGTTCCCTCTCTTGATTTCCGCATTCATCGTGGGGATCAAGGCTCCAAAACCTAATGCATTAAAGCCAAACTGCTTGAGGGGGATGGAAGCATCCCCCTATTTTTACTATAGGGATAGGTATGAAAAAGCAAAAATATACGACTATTGAAAATAATAAGAAACTTGAAGGACATAATGGTTTTAAAATGGTCAATGTTAATGATCAAGAACGAATTAAAGCTAAAAATCCTTTAACTTCTGTTTTTAAATTAAATAAGAAAGATAGCGCACTTAGGGTAAAAGGTGAAATTGCCCCAAGACCTAAAAGTGAGCTAGCAGATGGTCACCTGGCACGAGGTTCTGAACCAAAACATAAAGAAAATCCACATTTTCCTTTACGTAGACCTGATGATGATGTAGAATAATAGTACTTCTATTGTAGACTTAAGATCTAAGGATTGAAGGAAAGATAAACTATGTCATTTAATTTAGGTATAAGTGGTGGTAATAGATTAGGAAATAGTAACCTATTTTCTATTGCTTTATACTTATATGAAGATATATTTTACAGAAAATGGATTTCTGAAGTAGCTCTTGCATTTTATGAAGGTCGTCAAGATGAATTTGTTTGGCTTGATTTTGTCAAACAATTCAGAAATCCTGAAAAACAACAAATAGTTCCATTAAATTTTACAAAAGAAATTATCGACGAAACATCAATTCTTTATAGAGAACAACCTATTTATAAGGTAAAAGATAAAAAAACTGGTAAAATTCTCAAAGAAGATCAATTACTTTGGGAAGATATTATGCAGCAATGTCGATATCATACCATGATGGATCGTTTAGATAGATGGTGTAAACTTCTTGGTACGGTACTTGTTAAAGTCAATTTTATAAATCCCTATACTGGTAATATGGCTGAAGAAGATGATGAAGATGGAAAAATCACATTAGATCTTCTTCATGGTGGTACATACGATGTCAAATATCGTGGTAGTCCTTATCATGTTAATCAGTTAATTATTGGTTTTGACTCTAATTTTAGAGGTTTTGGTGGCGGTGTTAGCCAAACTATGGCAGTTAGTGGCAACTTAGGTGTCTCAGAAGTTGTACATCGTCAACAAGTTCAAAGTATTCAGGAACTTAATAAAGTAACAGAAATATTCTGGTCTCCAGATAAACATATAGTTTCAGATAAATCAACACAAAAACATTATGAAACAGATAATCCTTATGGAATGATCCCTGCCGTTCCATTTTTTAATAGTGATCCTGCGCACTATTATTTTTTACCAGTTAATGAGCCTTTAATATATATGAACCATACGCTTAATATGCGTATGACTGACTTGAACCACATAGCTAAGTTCCAATCCTTCGGAATTCCGGTCCTCAGTGGTGTTGAGAGGGGTACCAACTTACGCACAGGTCGTCCTCAGGATGACTTCAACACTTTAAAAGGTGGGTTAGCTCAATCTCGATTTGGTGGATTGGGAATCGGGGGAGCATTTGGTCAAGGTATTAATTTTAGAAACTTTGATACTAACTATGGTTTCTTTGTAGATGGTAATGCTGAAGCTAATGCATTAGGATTTAGTTTAGGTCCTGATACTGCTATATCTGTTGGTGAAAAAGGTGATTTTAAATTTGCTTCCCCTAATGCAGATATTACAGGATTAATGAAGGTTATTGAGTCCATGCAAGATATTGTTCGGGTTAACCATGGATTAAGACCTAAATTTAAACAAAGTCTTCCATCATCTGGATTTGCACAACTCATGGAAAAAATTGGTGTCCTCGAAGAAAATCTTCGTAGACAGAAACTTTTTCGTGAAAGAGAACAGCAACTATTTGAAGTTATTAAAGTAATTTGGAATTCTCACCATAAAAAAACATCCGATAAAAAATTTACAGATGGTGCTTATCTTGATATTACATATGTAGAACCAGATTTTCCTACAGATCCAATGACAAAAATGCAAACAATTCAAGCAGAACAAGCTATAATTGAATCTGGTGATACAAGAGCTATTCAAAAAATTTATAAGCATAAGAGTAAAGAAGAAATTCAAGAACTTATTAAACAATATCACGAAGATAGAAAAAAACAGACAGAACGTAATCTCGAATTACAATTAATTGAGCGTGAAGCTCAAAGAGATATGGAAATGGATGATGCTAGTCATCAAGTTAATGTAGATCATAAACTTACCAATAGTCCATTGGCAATTCCTTTATCTCAAATGAATAAAATAAATGGGTCAGGTAAAAAACCAACCAGTCCTGCATCGCATAGTATGAAATCTTCAATACAGCCAGGGAAAAATGGCGATAGTCGTAAGAAAGTTTAAAGGGAGTTATAATGAAGGTAAAAGAATCATATATTGTGTATATTTTACAAGCAACTGGTGAGCCTCTAGAAGTTCATAAATCTGAAAATTTTACAGAATGTAAAGCTATATTTGATAAACTAGAACTAGAGTTAGAAAAAGCAAGAAAAACTAAAGGTGCCTTATTTAAACTTAGAGATCCTTTTATTCTTTCTTGTGACCCTCAATTTATTATAAGAATTTCATTAGTACCCAGAAAAGATCCAATAGTAACTGATAGTGAAAATCCCTATCAAAAAAGAATGCTTGATAGAGGATTTGCAGCTACTATGAAAAATCCTTTAGCTGGGGAATTAATGGACGAAGGATATAAAGATTAATTTTCTGGTATATGGGAATGAGTCCTATATATTGGAGTTAGCCCTCACTATTTACGGTAGAGCCGTAAAGGAGTAAGAAATGCCTGCTCATAGTACTGATCTTCTTAACACATTAGGTAACAAAAGGACACCAAACAGTCCTATTCGTCATGGTCAACCTGTTTTGGAGCCTACATCTACTGCTACTGCCATTGCAGATTTAGATGTTAGTAAAGAGAATGACATGATTGCTGCCGCTGCCAGCGCCGCTGCAATTAATGATCCCTCTACAAATGCTTCTTCTCAAGTTACCAACACTAATGCTTCAGGAGGATCAACTTCAGTAGCTCCGGTAGAGCCGGTTGCTACTACTAACACATCTTCAGGATGGACTGAAGAATCTCTAATTGCAGAAATGAAAAAAGCTCGTGAAGAGGCAAAACGAAGTCGCTTAGAAAAGAATGATGCGATTGATCGTTTAAAAGCTGAGTATGAACGCAAACTGGAAGAGATAAAATTGGCTACTAAGCCTTTGGAAGATACGGCTAAAGAGTTAGCTGAGTTAAAGGCCAAAGAAGCTGATGCTAAAAAAACTCTTGCAGAAAAATTAGCGGATCGAGAAGCTCAACTTATTGAAAAAAATAATGAGATCTCAAAACTCAAAGAAACTCATCATAGAGAAGTTTTTAATCTGAGAGCAGAATTAGAGAAGTATCAAACTGAAGTGAATGTTCAAAATCAATTCTACCAAGAAAAATTAAATGAAGAACTTAATCTAATTCCAGACAAATTTAAAGATATTGCTACACGTTTAATTAAAGGTTGTGACTCTATAAGAGAACAAGTTGAAGTTCTTCGTGAAGCAAAAGATCGGGGCCTGTTTAAAGAGAAACAAACTGTTGTTAGCCATGCTGTGCCTACTTTGGCAGACAATGCTCGTATCAGTTCTGCTTCTTCTAAAACAGAAGATCGTGAAAGAACAAGAAAAATGAAATCCACTGATAAAATTGGAGAAGCACTCAAAACTATTGATAATAATCCAATTTTCAGAGGACGAAAAAATTAATTTTAAAGGAGTGTTATTAAATGGGTCAAGTAATTAGCTTATCAGATGCCGCTGCCCTATCTAATAACCTACTTGTTGAAGGTATTATCGAAGACATCATCACATATGATGAATGGTTTCGTTACCTTCCATTTGTAGTGTTTAGCGGATTATCTTATACATTCAATAGAGAGACCACCTTGGCTGCAGCCGATTTCGCTGCTCCTGGTACAAGTTTGGCAGCTAGTAACTACCAAAATGGTATGACAACTACGCCTATCAACGTCAATCTCACTGCAATTATCGGTGAAATTATTATTGACGGCCAAATTGAAGACCAATTGAGCGAAACAAATGATCAGCTTCAAGCTCAAATCTCTTCTAAATCAAAAGCTATTGCTCGTTCTTATATGAATGCAGTAGTTAATGCTGTTCGTACTAATATGCCTGTTCAATCAAATAACGGCGTTATTGGTATCGATAACAAGTTTAATGGAATGAAATCCATTCTTGATGCAGAACAAGGTAACGTACAAGACGTTAACCATCCCTTCTACAATCTTGGTCAACCTACTCAAACTGGTGATCTTGTAGAAGATGATCCTACTAGCGCACGCAATAATCTTGAAGGTCGAGTTTTCACTCTTGAAGATCTCGATAATCTTATTGATCGTGTTACTGCTGGTAAACCTGATTTTATGATGATGAACTCACGAGAAATTCGTACTCTGCGTGTTCTTCTCAGAAATACGGGTGGTGGTACAGATGCTTACCAAATCCAACAACAAGGTCTTGGTAATATGAAACCCATGTTGTACTATCAAGATATCCCTGTTTTCCGAAATGACTTTGTAAGTAAGGTTGATCCTGTTAATCTTAGAGCTTCCTATCTTTTGAATGGTGGTTCTTCGGCTAATACCTCAACTTCCTTCACTGTTCATGATTGGTCACAAGGTTTTCTGCCTGCAGGTCAAACTATTGAACCTGGTGATACCGTAATTGTTCAAGGTACTGATGGTAATCAATATCGTTGGCCTTATGCTGGTTCTGCAATTCCCACTGGTAGTCAAGCTGCTACTACCTCTCTTACAGTTTCGACATCTCAATCATTTTTCAATCCTCAATTGAATATGACTTTGATGCCTCCTGCTCCTAATGCTGCAGGATTGTTTGCTGATGGTGCTACTCTTGATGTTTATGAGAGAATCGACGGTTCTCAAATTATTGCTGGATGTTGGGGTGAGTTTAAAGGTGTTGTTGGCTTTACTTCTGCTAATAATGCTGGTTTGAAACTTGAGTATGTCGGTCCTAGAGAAGATCAAAACGCATATCAATATCGTCTAAAATGGTATTGTGGTTTTGATCTTTATAATCGTCTTGCTCTTGCTCGAATTTCCTCAGTATTACCTTTGGGATCATAATGATCTAATAGTAATGGGGGCTTTTTAAGCCCCCTTACTAATTTTTAAGGGTTTAAAATGGCTAATAGTAAACCAAAAAATAAAATCTATACTAATAAATTTGGACCGAAGGGTGGACAACCTACTTATGTAGGTAAAAAAAGGCTTTCTACAGGTAGAATTAAATATATCTATAGTAAGTCAGGTAGTGGAGCATCAGGAAAAACATCTTCTTTTACCTCTGCTATTCCTTCTGCTATAAAGAAATAAAAAGGAGTTTAAAATGAGTTTATATTGGAATACAAAATCTTATGGTGGA